GATTCTACATCATCTCCGGTTGATAATTTTTCTAAAAGTTTTCTTTGTGCTTCTGCAGTGGGTCTTGGAAGAATTTCTTCTAATGGTTTCATTTCCGTTAACAACTGCTTTTCGTCTTCCGTAAGTGGACGTTTTTTACATCTGATTTGATTTAATGTATATTCTACATTAAAAGGTAATGGACCTGTCTTTTCTTTTTTAAAGTTTATATCCCATCCATCGTTTATATCTGTAGGATCCCCAAGATCCTCCGCTAAGGTAAGAATTTGCTGGAAGAGTTTCTTTTTTAAGTTAACTACTACCAACTTCTTTTCTAATGTATCAATAGCTTGTGCCACGTATGACCAAGAACATTTTAATTCAGGATAGAATTCTCTAACATGATCAATTTCTTCATTTGTAAACTTTTCTGCTGTTCTACTAAATGATAAACACTCAAGAGGAACATCTTTTCCGCCAGTACCTTTAATCCAATATACATACCTTGGTAGTACTTCACCTACTAAACGAAAAATGTTTTCTCCATCTTTAAATTTGTATAAATTATCTATACCTTTTTTAGCTGAACCTTTAACATCTCCAAATTTAATTGCCATTTTTTTGCTTTCCTTTATATTTCATGCTTTAAATGTATTAAGCGATTTTTTTCATCTATTATAAGTAGACGATTGTATTTTAATTTTACAGGATCTATTCCACAAAAATCTAAATAAATACCTTTATAACCATTTAACCAGTAATTAAAATGATTTCTAGTTGAAGCCATTTGATATATTTCATATGCTTCAAATATATTTGGATTTAGTTTCCACAGCCTGTCCGGGTATAATAAGAATGAATTACCTTTATATTGTTCCGATATAATGGAACTCACAATCATCTTTTTTATAGTGTAATCAATTTTAGCAAAACTTTTCTTATTAAGTTTGTCCCAATTATAAAATAAGATCGGGATCATTTTATTATTATATCACTTTCGGATGTGAAAGTCAAATCAAAAATTTGGTAGTGAATAAACCTTATAATTCATTCTTAAATAGTATTCTAATCTAGCTTTTTGTTGCTTTTTGGAAGTATTATCTCTTAATTGTAGGTCTATAACTACCGGCTCTTTTTTACCTTCACACACTCTTTGTATACGTCCAATTAATTGAATTAAATTAATTTCATTGGCAATAGGGGCGGCTAATATTAAACAGGATAATTCATTTAAAGATATACCCTCTGAAAATATACTTCTAGAACCACACAATATAGTCTTTTCTCCTGACTTTATTTTATCTATAATATTATTTCTTTCAGAATAGTCAGAAGTTTCTCCAGTTATACATACAGAAGTATCACCACATCTTCTAGAGACACTAGCTAAAAAATCTACTCGTTCTCCCACAACTAGTACTCTATAACCTCTTCCTGACATACGGACAGCCAATTTGGCCACAATATCCCTGTAAGACTCTAAAGAGCACAATTCCGTCACTCTATATGCCCAATGAGCTGCAGGAGGAATTGATATATTTGTGCTTACTAAGACTACTTTTGGAGATACGGAATTTTCAACTTCCGGCCTGAAAACTTTTTCAGAAAAATAATCTTTAAATAAAATGTGTTGCCCATCTTTTCTTAAAAGAGTGGCGCTAAGTCCTATTTTATATCTGGCTTTTAATTTACTTAATATTTCTGAAAATGTACTTGAGGGTGTATGATGACATTCATCCACTATAATAGTTCCAAACATACTGGAAACTTTATCAATAAATTTTATCAATGTTTGAACGTTGGATATAACTATTGGTTTTTCTAGATTTATTATTTCTCCACCACCAATTATTCCTGGTGATATATTAAATAATTTTTTAACCTCGGCTTCCCACTGTGCTCTTAATATAGTAGTATGTGTTATTACTAAAGTTTTTTGAGCCAGCTTCGCAGCAATGTGAAGAGCGGTGAAAGTTTTTCCCCAAGATACGGGGGCATTGATGAGACAATTATCCGTGACATTATCCAGTACTTCCCGTTGACTGGATCGTAGTGGGTATAAACTGGTTGGTTTTGGAAAAATAATAGGATGTATTGTTCTTTCATCTTGTATGGTGTAGTATGATTTTATTAGTTCTTGCCTACCTATAGGCAGAGTTAGTATGCCGTTTGTAGCCAAACTATAAGTTTTAACTGTATTAGATATATTTCTACCAAGCAACTTACTTTTAAATTCATCAATAAATTTATAAGTTGTTGAGTCTTTTAAATGTATAGCATATTCTTGGGAATCAGGTTTAATATATATTTTATTAGATAAAATTGCTATGTTATTCATACTTTAAATTTAGTTCGTTTAGATGGAGCACTTGTCACCCCCAATAAAATGTATCCTTTTTCTATACACAGTAAAGCAGCATATAATTTACTAGTATCTATAGCTCTATAATACCAAATAGGACAATGTATTCCCTCAATAATTAATATAGTTCCACTACTGTAAGGTATTTTATTAATAATTTTTTTATATATTAAAGGTACATTAGCACGTTTTTCATATTTAAAAAGCTTACCAGAACTATCTATAAATAAAGAGTATATTTTAGTATATAATAAAAAGTTACTTATATTTAATATAGCTCTACTTAATGGATATAATAATTTTTTATCAATTTGTAATCTGCGCGTTCCTAAACTATCTCCAGAAATATTCTTATCATCAATAATTTTATTACTATTTAAAACAGATATAATCCCGCCCTCTTTGTGTGGAACTATATGTTTAGGAAGCGGATAAACAGGAAACTTGATATTCTTTAAATAATTTTCCATAAACCTCTTCAAAATGTCCGAATGAATAATCTGATGAAATATCTTGATCTACACCTATAGGGCAATTAGTAATAGATATTCCTTTGTCTAATTGTGTAATACGTTTAGCAATTTCACAATAATTATCAACATCAACATCTTTTACTATAGCCACTATGGAGTCATGAACTAACATTATTATATTTGCATCTAAATTTTGTTCTTTTATTTGTTTGTTTATTTCTACCGCGGCAATTAGGTTAATATCAGAGGCCACAGATTGAACTAAAAAATTAATACCTGAACGTACGGAGTGTCCGGCAGTACCTTTGTCTATTGAAAAAACATTTTTTAACCTTCTTTTTCTGCCGAAAAAAGAATAGATATAACCATACTGTTTAATAAATTGTTTAGAATCATCCAACCATTTTCGAAGATGTGGAAATGCTCTAAAATATTTTTCAATTGTTTCAACGGCATCTTCTAAAGAAAACTCTTTTTCAGAAGATTTGCTGACTGTTTCGGAAACCTTGTTTGGCCCAGAACCATACAAAATTCCAAAACTGATAGCCTTAGCGGCTTGTCGTTCATCTGGGAACAATTTTTTAACTTCTTTAATTGTACAAGGTAATTTAAATACTTGTTTAGCAATTGTACTATGAAAATCCTCTCCATTTATAAATACTTTTTGTAAAGACGTATCTCCACTTAAAACGGCTGCATAGTACATTTCTGCAGTTGATAAATCTTGTGATACTATTTTATATCCATTTGGTGCAACAATACATCCTTTTACTATAGGATCATCCCTGACAATTTGCTGGGCATTAAACTTTCCAGAACTTGATAATCTTCCAGAAGTTGTTGAAGATTGATTAAATCCAGTTCTGACTTTACAATCCTTATCTAAAGAATTTAATATTTTAGATATATAAGTATTTAATATTTTTCCATATTTACGGATAGTTAGTATATTATTTACTATAGGATGAAGATGTTTTATACTTTCTAAAACTTCTGCATCTGTACTAAGCTCTCCCGTACCTGTTAATTTTCCTGGACTTGGAATACCTAAATAATCAAATAAAAATATTCTTAATTGTGTAGGAGAGTTTGGATTAAATATGGGATCTTTTACTCCAGTGTCTTTTCTAAATTGTTGAAATTTAATAATTTCGGGTAAAGTATATAACTCTCTATTAGCTTCATGTAATTTATCTTCAATATAATTTTTAGCCCATTCTAAACGTTGTTTATTAAAAGGAATTCCAGTTTCTTCCATATCTATTATAAGAAATAGGGTTGGAAGAACTATTTTAAAATATGCTTCTTTTACTTTATCTGCATTAAATAAAATTTTACTAAACTTTTCATATAATTCTAAAGTTATTGCGGCATCCATAGCCGCATATGGAGCTATAATGTTAAATGGTATATATGAATAATTAAAATCTTCTTTTAATATACCATATTTTTTCATATAACTAAGCTTAAATTCTTCTAAGTCTTTATCATATAATCCATATTCTGTAAATCGTAAAGCTAAATCTTTTAATCCATGAGACCCAACAGTTTCATCTAACATATAATGCATTAGTAATGTATCATGTGTTTTATTTTCATTAAATTTTAAATTAAAATGGTATTTTAACATTGCAATATCAAATTTTGCATTATGAAAAACCACTGTAGATTTGTTTATAATTTTCTGTAATAAATCTACACAAGTATCAGAAAATACATCTGCATTTATATAAACACCACTATTTTTAGCGTATGATATAGAAATACCTAGAACACTTCCTTCTCTTGGATATAGTGCTGAAGTTTCTGTGTCCAGTGCTATTAGTTCATCTTCATTATTATATAATGTCTCTAGATACTTAACCGCCTCTAATTCATCATCAATACCTGTAAAATTAGCACTATTATTATTTACTGTAGTTTCTTTTACTATATTTCTATGTAATCTATCTAACGCACTATTATACGCATCTTTAATTTCTGGTCTAAATAATAAAGCAGCTGGACTTATGATTGGTATGTATTTATCATCTATAACATACCCAGCCAAATCTCCTATAGTTTTACCTATATAATATTTTGCAGCTTCCGCACCAACTAAAACAATATAATTGTAGTTATCTGGATTGAATTCTATATCTACATCTTTTTTAAGTATCTTTGTTTTTGCTACAGAAGATAAATGATATAAATCATATTCAAATTTAAAATATTTGTTGTAATACAAACTACTTGGTTGTTTATCTATTACTGCTATTTTCATATTTTAGTACTTTCTTTAATTGGTAAATTTCTTCAGGCGTTAAATCTCCAGGATCACTGTCTTCTGAAGGTAGTTCAATAGTGTCACTAAGAATATTTTCAAGTTCTAGCCATTTTTTTATATTCTGTGTTTGTTTTTTTCCTGGGTCATCACTATCTAACATTAAATAAATTTTATTAACACCATTTAATTTAAATTGAGCTATCTTATTTTTATAGTTTTTTTCTGATATGCCGTGAGTGCCCATCAGTGCTACAACATTATTAAATCCATGATCTATTAGATTTAATGCATCAAATATACCTTCTACTAATATTATTTCGCCTCTTTTTGGTGTATAATCCCACGGAAATAATGGTAAAGTAACCCCAGAGGGTTTAATATCATAACGTTTACCTAAATTACTATACATCAATCTACCAATAAAAGCTTTAATTTTACTTGTTATGTCTCTTAATGGAAACACAATTCTATTTTCAAAATCTTGATGAGTAAAAGCTTCATACCTATGAAGAGTGTGTTGAGATATATTTCTAAACTCTTTTGTGTAGTAAGAGTATCCTTTTGGAAAATCTAAACCAATGGTATCTGATATTATTTTATCTATTTTGTTTTGAATTTGTAAAATTGTAGTTGTTTGATAATTATATATTACATTAAAGTATTTAAATATATTTAATTTATACCCACAAGAAAAACAGTGCCCTATTCCACTTATTTTATGTATTCTTAAAGATGGATTTGTATCTATATGGTCTGGATTTAAACACTTAATAACAAAATCTTTTCCACTAGTGGTGTATGATATTTGTTGTTCTTGTAACAAAGATTCAACTGTATTTGCCATGTGTAATTAAAACTGTATATTATCATTTTCGACGTTCGGCGCCGAGGTATCTTCTTTTCTCTTTTTACGCTTTTCCGGTACTATTGCATCTGTTGGAAAAATTTTAAGAGTATTCCAATCTATAGGGGAGTTAAAATTTATAGGTTCTCCGGAACGTACTTTTGTATTAGTAAAACTTAAAATTCCATCCTCCCTGTCGTTAACATTTAATGTATACGCCAAATCTGGAGAATCTAATATTCCCTTAGCAAATCTAGCTTCGTTATCTTTATCTATTTGATATGCACTAACCATCAATATATCATACTTAGTTGCATATTCTTTTAACTTTCCAGCAATCTCTATCTGAGCCTTCCAATCATATTTATCATCAGACCTGTTTTCAATATTTATTTGATTTATATAATCTACTATTGCTACTTTAAATTTATCTC